ACGTCGCAGTAAGGTAGAGCGAGGTAGAAAAATACAGAGAAAAATACAGTCAGGTAAAAATTATCTAATTGATCTAATTCAAGAACGTAGGAACGAGCCTGCATACAATAAGCTTGGCAGAGCTAGTTTTCTAAAACTTGGCGGTGCTACGACACGTATTCTAAGACTGATAGGCTACGCAGATCTTGCTACTGGTTATTGGACAGACATTGCTATTGTAGAAAAGGAACTAGCTCGACAAGTTGCTGCTGGTGAAATTACCAAAGAGCAGGCCAATGAAGACTACAACGAAACTCGTAAACAGCTATTAGCCACAATCGTAACTATCATTGCTGCCAGTTCCTTTATCAAGTATGCTCTACGCACAGCCATGGGTTTAAGATGGCTAGTTCGTGCGTTTGGTCTAGTAGAAACTGCTGCCACTGGCGGTCTCGGAATTGGATTATTAATTGCTTCTGAAATTGCTATGACTTATTTTATGACTTGGGCCACCAGTGATGAAGGCAAGAAAACTATAGCAGAGATTATCACCTATCCAATCATTGGAGATATTAAAGCCAGCGATGCAATTGGCTTCCTAGCAACTGCACCAATTGACAAAGTCAAATCACTATTCAGTACATGGACTAAGAGTGATGCAAAGCCTAACAAGCCTGGAGATCCTGCAAAACCAGATCAAGGACAGGGAACACAGCCAGCTGATGGTAAATGGAAACCTAATGGTCCTAAACCAGATCCTGCTAAACCCGGAGAACCAGGTTCCTACAGTCAGTTTGCAACAGATCCAGAACTGAAAAAAGCTCTACAGGCTGCTGGTCTTTAAATTAAAGGAAGACCAGCTTCTTGGCTGGCTTTGAGATTTTCATCAATGATGTTGGCCAGTATTTCTCTATCTTCATAACTGTAGAGATAGAACAGGTCAGTGCTGCTGACACCTCCCCGCATATACCAACTTATTCTAAAAATTTCGTGTTTTATCTGCTTGATTTGATTTTCAAAGCGGCTGATCAGTTTTTCAATGTCAGAGTTTGATTTAGTGATCAAGCTTGATCGAAAAAATTTGCTTGATCCAATGTGATTTCAAGATCTACTTGATGTCCGCAATTAGAACACTTAGCAGGAAATTTAGGAATCTCTAATGCTGCCTGTGCTCGATCAAAGAATTCAGTGACCTTGGCAAACAGTTCTCTATCTGAATTTCTAATCCATTCAGTAATGTGTTCAACATTATCAACAACATTTTCTAATGTTTCTACACTTTCTATACGAGCAATTATAGATTCAGCTTTGATTGCAGCCATTTCTTCGTAGACTGTATCAACAATTTTTTGCTGTTCTTCTTGATCTTGAAGTTCTAGTGCTTGATATAATTGCCTACGAATTGCAAAATTTCTTAGATTAATTTCGGTGATTTGTTTGTAATTTAAAGGTCTAATATTAATTTTTATAGGGTCAATTATTAGAGTATTTTCTGCTTTAATGGCGCCTAAATGATCAATTATTGTTTTCAAATCAGCTTCGTAACTATTTTCATGCTGGCATTCACTACAGGTATGATCTATAGTCATTTTGTCCCCATAGGTTGCAATTCTAATGGCCACTAATAATAATTCTAGATCAAGACTAGGAACATTCCAAGCACTTTTAATATAAGGACAACAGCTTTCTATAATTTTTACAGTAGCCTCACCGTTCAACAGCGCATCAGGGGTTTTGGCTAATACTTCATCCATGCCTGTCATGCCCATAATTGGTACATTATTAGAATCGCCGATAAACGAACCATTAGGATAATACATGCCTCTGCTGGGCAGTGACACAAATACTTTAGGTTGTCTAAAGTATTTTTGTAGCGGATTACTCATTTTTTACTCCAGATAAATATAATACGAGTATTTATATACTCATATTTTAGGAAAAAATAAATGCCTTTAGACCGCGGCGACATAGACATTATAAGCGAAGCATTTAAACGTGCTATGAAAGATGGCGGGCCGTCAATGCCTTCGGCTCCGTCTGTTCCAGGCGGAAAACCTCCTTCGCAGTGGACCAAAACAATAGATGCAGTAGGCGGTGAATTACTAGGATTAGGTAAAGCAGCTACTGGTATTGCGTCTGAAGGATTTGGCAAAATGCTGCAGGGCGGCGTTAAAGTATCTGATGGATTTAACATTGTCAGTCAAAATCTTATAGCATCAGACAGCCACATAGGTAAAGCACTTGGCGGTATAGCAAAAGTGGGCGGTAACATTGTTACTTCGCTTGAAGACACTATAACCACATTAGACGGACTCAGTAACACCGGTGCTTCTTTTGGAAATAGTCTAGTAGAATTAAGAATGGCCAGTGCAGGTACAAGATTACCTCTTAGAGAGTTTAGTGAGGTAATTGCTAAGAACAGTACAGCATTTGCAAAACTACCAGGTGGTGTTAATGAAGGAGCAAAGTTATTTGCTAAAGCTAGTGAGGAGATGTTTGACAAAAGCGGTCTAATTGATAATTTGACCAAAATGGGATATACCTCTACAGATTTGAACAGTATCCTAAGCTACACAATTAGTCAACAAAAACGCTTAAATTTAAATGACGCTGAAGCAACAGCTAATGCTATAAAACAAGCAGAATCATTAGCGTTTGAGATGGATGCTATTGCCAAGATAACAGGCAAAAGTCGTAAAGAACAAGAAGACGAGTTAAGAAAACAAAAAGAAAACGGACAAGTAAGAGCAGCAGTTGACCTTGCCTTAAGAAAAGGTGGCGAAGGTGTAAAAACAGCATTTGATTCTATGACCGCAGCCAGTAAAATAGCAGGACCAGACTTTGCTAAACTACAAGAACAGATGTTTGCTATGGGTCGTCCTTCTAAAGACATGGCAGAAAAGTTCGCTATGGCCGGAGGTGAAGCTCAAAGATTAATGAAAGCATCAGCTGATGCAGCTAAACGCGGCGACGAAGCTACTGCTAAACGTCTGACACAAGAAGCTGCTATAGCCTACGCTGCGAATCAAAGATCAGAAGCTATGATGACTCTAGCATCGCAAGGAAATCAGTCTGCTATAGAATCTAATCAGAATGTAGCAGCGTTTTCTGATCGGATGGCAGCTACTGCTAAAGAACTTAAAGTTGATCTTAACACTCGAGAAGGTCAAAGAAAAGTTTTAGAAAAGATTAATGCAGATACTGCTAAAGAGCAAAAGTCAAACGGCGACGGTGTAACTAGGACAACAAAAGCTGTAACCAACAATCTAAACGATCTTTCTGCAGGCGTACAAAAAGCAACTTACGGACAATTACAGAATAACAAAGTTATTGGCAAAGCATTTGACGATTATTACAAGACTCTAGATGCTGCAAAAGGTAAAGATAATAAAATACGAGCAGAAGCCGAACAAAAAACTGATAAAGCACTTACAAACTTGTTAGGTATGATTTCTGATCAAAGACCAGACAGTAAATCAATGATAGACGCAATACAAAAGGGGCTAGCTGAGTCAAAAGAACGAGGTACAGGACTAACTGCTGACTCTGCAGAGATGAGAGGCTTACTGGCGTTCTTGAAAAATGATAAAAGTAAAGATGCATTAATGGCTACAATGGAAAAACAAGCCAAGGCTCAAAATATGGATACTAATAAGTATCTTCAAAATATATTAGCACAAGGTCCTGGTGCAACTAAACAACTTGTTGACGCTGCTCTATCTGAAAGTAACAGACGGACTGCCGAAGAGCAAAGAAAAGCTCGACAGACTCCTGGAGAAAGTAGATTAGAAGACGTTCAAAATAGACGAAGAAAGAAAGAAGAAGCGGCTGCTGAGGAAGCAGAAGGTGGCGGAGATACAGTGTCGTCACTTATGAGACTAGCAACTGGCAATCAAGGATTAAACGTTCGAGTATTAAGTATGCCAACAATCTCAAGACAAAACGGATCTGTAGGCAGTGTAGGTAAACTTATAGAAGATTTTGGCTCAGGTACTATGGCAATGCTGCACGGTAAAGAAACTGTTATGACTGAAAATCAATTGGCTAATCTTGCCAAGGGTATTAGTAAAATGAATATGGCCGAAGTGCCTCAGCCTACCAAAAAGGCAGATACGCCATCAGAAACAACTGCAATAAATTCTGGAACTGCTACTCTTAACGACCTCAATACATCACTACAAAGCTTAAATATGCTAATGGCACAGATGCTTTCAAGTACTAATAACATGGTCGACAATACTAAGCGACAGATTAAAGCAACCAAAGGACTAAATGGCAACATTTACGCTAGATAATATATGAGTTGGAAAAAATACTTTACACCGGTACCGGCCGGATCTCAACAAGGAACCTACAGCCCTTTGACGCTGTCGTCTAATCGTGCAGGTCCAGCTAAAACTAATTACAGTTCGTACCTTCCAGATGTATACGTTGGCGCTCCTAATCGTATTGAGCGTTATCTTCAATACGATACTATGGATATGGATTCAGAGGTCAACGCAGCCTTAGATATTCTAGCAGATTTCTGTAGCCAAAAAGACAAGTCTAATCATACACCGTTTTTTATATATTATAAGAATAAAGCCACTAACACTGAAGTTAGGATTCTAAAAGAATACCTGCAACACTGGTCAAAAATGCAAAAATTTGAGACTAGAATTTTTAGAATCATGCGAAATCTTTTTAAATTTGGAGATGTATTCTTTGTTAGAGATCCAGAAGACGGCAAATGGCACTATGTAGATGCTGGGAAAGTTGTTAAAGTTATAGTCAACGAAAGCGAAGGCAAAAAGCCCGAGCAGTATGTAGTTAAAGATTTGAATATTAATTTTCAAAACTTAGTTACAACACAAATAAGTCCAAATACAACTAGTACTAACAATAGAGGAACAGCATACGTAGCAGGTGGCGCAGCCGTTCGAGGCATGGTAGGATCTTACCCACAAAGCTCAGGTACACGATTTTTTAATAACGACAACGAATTTGCAATTGATGCAACACATGTAGTGCATCTAAGTCTTAGTGAAGGTTTAGACAATAACTTTCCTTTTGGTAATAGTTTATTAGAAAATATTTTTAAAGTTTATAAACAAAAAGAATTACTTGAAGACGCTATTATTATCTATCGAGTGCAACGTGCTCCAGAGCGTAGAGTTTTTTATATTGATGTAGGTAACATGCCCAGTCACTTGGCCATGGGATTTGTTGAAAGAGTAAAGAACGAAATCCATCAACGAAGAATTCCTAGTCAAACTGGCGGCGGCACAAATGTTGTAGACTCGGCATATAATCCATTAAGCATCAATGAAGACTTCTTTTTCCCTCAGACTGCTGAAGGTAGAGGTTCAAAAGTAGAAACGTTACCTGGCGGCACTAACTTGGGCGAAATTGACGATTTAAAATATTTTACTAATAAACTATTCCGCGGCTTACGTATTCCAAGTAGCTATCTACCTACTGGTGCAGACGACAGTCAAGCACAGTATAATGATGGTCGTGTGGGAACTGCTTACATACAGGAACTTAGATTTAATAGATATTGCGAACGACTACAGAGTCTAGTTCAAGATATGTTTGATCAAGAATTTAAACGATACCTACATAAGAGAGGTGTTAATATTGATTCTGCATTATTTGAATTAAAGTTTCAGCCTCCACAAAATTTTGCCAGCTATCGACAAGCAGAATTGGATACACAACGAATTAGTACATTTGCTCAGTTATCGCAAGTACCGTTTATGTCAAAACGTTTTGCATTAAAACGATTCTTAGGAATGAACGAAGAAGAAATTGCAGAAAACGAACGTTTATGGGCTGAAGAAAACGGTAAAGCTAATCCTATACCTACTGACAGTTCGGCAGAAATGCGGGGCGCAGGAGTAAGTCAAGCCGGCCTAAGCGCAGACATGGGCGCACTAGCAGATCAACCGGTTCCACCTGAAATGGCACCTGCAGAAGCAACACCAGCAGCAGCAGTTCCGGGCGCTGGTGCAGCACCAGCAGCACCAGCAGCTCCACCGGCAGCATAAATATTATTATGATATTGCGAGAATTATTTTATATTGATCCAGACATCAAAGGTCTTGGTAATGACATGAGATATGATCCTTCTAAGGATGAAAGCGTACTCTCGCGACAAGACACAAGAAAAACAAGATTAACACTAAAACAAATTAATGAATTAAGAAAAAGCTCTGAACAGCATATATTAGAACAGGAAGAAGAGCTTGAATTCATTACTGACATGTACAAAGTTCCTGAAGCACCACCTGCATAACAAATAAATGAGAAGTTTTGTACTTGGAAACGGGCGCAGCCGCCTCTGCATTCAACCAGAAGAACTTAGACCCCACGGGACAATTTACGGGTGCAACGCCCTATATAGAACCTTTAACCCGGATTATCTAATAGCTGTAGATGTTAAAATGATATTAGAAATTTCTAAAACAGGGTACCAACTAAACAATCAAGTTTGGACAAATAACAGTGCTCGATTTAAAGATATTCAAGGATTGAACTTTTTTAAACCTAGTCTAGGATGGAGTTCTGGACCAACTGCACTGCAATTGGCCTGTACTCACGGAGCAGATGAAGTGTTTATTTTAGGGTTTGATTTTACAGGAACCGAAACTCATTTTAATAATGTATATGCAGATACAGAAAATTATAAACGCTCTACAGATCATGCTACATACTATGGAAATTGGCTTAGACAAACAGAAAATGTTATAAAAAAACATCCACATACAAAGTTTTATAGACTAGTTTTAGAAAAATATCACGATCCATTGTGGAAGTTTAAAAATTTTAAACACATGCAGTATTCTGAATTTCGAAGACTAATGCAAGTATGGAATTAAAAAACTTAATTTTTACACCATTATAGTACTATTTTTTGAAATATCACGTAAATAAATCGACAGCCTTTTAACTTACAGGAGACCTAATATGACTGATCGCGCTAAATTCGAGCAGATGCTTGAATACCTAATTAACGAAGACCAAGAAAAAGCCAAAGAAATTTTTCACACTATTGTAGTAGAAAAATCTCGCGAAATCTATGAAAATCTTTTAGCAGAAGACTTTGACGATATTGAAGAAGCTAAAGATGAAGACGACGAAGAAGTAGACGAGTCTACTGGCGACGAAGACGACGAAGAAATGGAAGAAAATTTTGCGTTTGACGAAGCAGGCGACGACATGGAAATGAGCATGGACGACGAAGATGATGATTCAATGGATGCTACAGATGATTTCATGGGCGATATTGAAGCAGGCGACGACATGGACGGCGAAGGCGATGTAGAAGATCGCGTACAAGATTTAGAAGATGCTCTAGAAGATCTAAAAGCAGAATTTGAAAAACTAATGTCCGATGACGACATGGGTGACGACATGGGCGGTGACGACATGGGCGACGACGACATGGATATGGGCATGGACGACGAAGAAGATTCAAAAATGGAAGATGATATGTTTATGCGTGAGTACGTAGAAAAAGTACCAGCAGGACATGGCGCTGAAAAGAAAGGCGCAGGCGAAAAAGCTGACAACACAAAAAGCATTGTAGCTGGTAAAAATAATATGGGCGGAACAACTGCTAATATTACAAAAGGCGGAGTAGAACCTGAAAGTGCAAGCACCAAAGGTGGACTATTAAATCCTTCAACCAAAGAAAACAATGCAGGTAATGTTAACACTCCAGGCAGCAAAAGTGCTACCAAGTGGAACAATACCAAAGGTCACGGCGCAGAAAAAAAGGGCGCAGGTGAAGTAGGCGGAACAAATACAAAAAGTATTATTGGCCGCCGTTAATAGGATCGTTAGATGACAATAACATCATACCTAAGAGAAAATTTATCGTTTGATCAGGCGAAGATTATCGTTGAGTCTGATCCGCACGATGGCAAAAATCTTTACATGAAAGGTATTTGCATTCAGGGCGGAATTAGAAATCAAAATCAACGAGTTTATCCTGTAAACGAGATCGGCAAGGCTGTCAAGACCCTCAATGATCAAATCGGCGGTGGATATTCGGTTTTAGGTGAAGTTGATCATCCTGACGATTTGAAAGTAAATTTGGACAGAGTTAGCCACATGATTACTGAGATGTGGATGGACGGTCCAAATGGTTATGGAAAATTAAAGATTCTACCTACCCCAATGGGCCAATTAGTTAAGACCATGTTGGAGAGTGGAGTCAAATTAGGAGTATCGAGTCGCGGATCCGGAAACGTCAAAGAAGACGGTTCCGGTGAAGTGTCAGATTTTGAGATCATCACAGTTGATGTGGTGGCTCAACCAAGTGCTCCAGGCGCTTACCCTACACCAATTTATGAACATTTGATGAATACCCGAGGAGGGTATCGCAGCATACGTGTTGCTAAAGAGGTGCAAGGTGACCCTAGAGCGCAGCAGTATCTCAAAGAGAGCTTATTAGGTATAATAAGCAAACTCCAATAAAAGGAGAATCACATGTTGGAAGCACTAAAAACCCTGATGGAAAACAATGTGATTTCGGAAGAGATCAAAGCAGAGATTGAGGCTGCTTGGGATGCGAGACTTACAGAGAATCGCGAACAAGTAACCCAACAACTACGCGAAGAATTTGCACAACGCTATGAGCATGACAAAGAAGTTATGGTGGAAGCCATTGACCGTATGTTAACTGATAGACTAGCAGAAGAAATCGCAGAGTTTGAAGATGATCGCAGAGGCTTAGCAGAAGCAAAAGCCAAGTATGCAGTTAAAATGAAAAAAGATGCTGAAAAAGTGAAAGAGTTTATTGCTCGTCAACTAGCAGCTGAAGTTCGTGAATTGCATGAAGATCAAGTTCAAATGGCTGACAAGTTTATGAAACTTGAAAGCTTTGTTGTCGAAGCTTTGGCTCAAGAAATTGCAGAATTTTACGCAGACAAACAAGACCTAGCAGAGACTAAAGTACGAGTAGTACGCGAAGGTCGTGAGCAATTTGAAAAGATTAAAGAGGCATTTATTAAGAGAGCAGCAAAATTAGTTGAAGCTACAGTTGAAAAAGGTCTAACTCAAGAACTAAAACAACTGAAAGAAGATATCGATGTTGCTCGTAAAAATGATTTTGGACGTAAAGTGTTTGAAGCATTCGCTAGCGAATACCAAACAAGTTACCTAAGCGAAAAATCAGAAACATCAAAACTGCTAAAAATCGTAGACAAAAAAGATTTAGAAGTTGCTGAAGCTAAAGCAAGAGCAGCAGAAGCACAAAAAATTGTCGAAGGTAAAAATGCAGAAATTAAAGCTCTTATGGAGAGCAAAGAACGTCAATCAGCAATGAACGAATTATTAAGTCCGCTAAGTGCAGACCATAAAGAAATCATGGTTGAATTGTTAGAAAGCGTACAGACATCAAAACTACATGATAGTTTTAATAAGTACCTACCAGCCGTAATAGCTGGCAATGCTCCACAGAAGAAACAGGCACTTGTCGAGGCAAAAGAAGTTACAGGTAACAAAAACGAAAATCAATTCGGTAGTAGCGAGAACGACTCAAATATTGTAGATATACGACGTCTCGCTGGATTAAAAATTTAAGGAGAAATTAAATGTCAGAACTACTACACGGCCGTTGGAATGAAACAAGAGAGGCCCTTTTAGAAGGTCTTTCCGGCACTCGTAGATCAACAATGTCAATCACTCTTGAGAATACTCGTAAGTATTTGATGGAGAGTCCTTCTGCTGGTGCTACTTCTGCTGGAAACGTTGCAACACTGAATCGCGTTATTCTACCGGTTATCCGCCGAGTAATGCCAACAGTTATTGCTAACGAACTAGTTGGTGTACAACCAATGACTGGACCTGTTGGTCAAATTCACACTTTACGTGTTCGCTATGCTACAACTTCAGCAGGTGCTGGTGTTGTTGCTGGTGAAGAAGCATTAAGCCCATTCAAGATTGCTGAAGCATATTCCGGTAACGAAAGTACCGGTAAAGGTGCATCAACAGCAACTCTAGAAGGTGCTGCTGGAAACAAACTAAGCATCCAAATCCTAAAGCAAACTGTCGAGGCAAAAACTCGTAAGTTAAGTGCTCGTTGGACTTTTGAAGCTGCTCAAGATGCACAAGCTCAACAAGGCATTGACATCGAAGCAGAAATCATGGCTGCTTTAGCACAAGAAATTACCGCTGAAATCGATCAAGAAGTTCTAGCTAGTCTAACAACTCTTGCTGGTTCAGCTGTTGAAACATACAACCAAGCTGCTGTATCAGGTACAGCTACATTCGTTGGTGACGAACACGCTGCATTAGCTGTTCAAATCAATCGTGTTGCTAACTTGATCGCTCAGCGTACACGTCGCGGTGCTGGTAACTGGGCAGTTGTTAGCCCAACAGCATTAACAATCCTTCAAAGTGCTACAACTTCTGCGTTCGCAAGAACAACAGAAGGTACATTCGAAGCACCTACAAACACTAAGTTTGTTGGTACATTGAACAGTGCAATGAAGATCTATGTAAACAGCTATGCAACTACTGATAACGTTCTAGTTGGTTACAAAGGTACAAGCGAAAGTGATGCTGCTGCATTCTACTGCCCATATATTCCATTAATGAGCAGTGGTGTTGTTCTAGATCCAGCAACATTCGAACCAGTCGTAAGCTTTATGACTCGTTATGGATATGTTGAATTAAGCAACACAGCAAGTTCTTTAGGTAACGCAGCTGACTACCTAGGTCTTGTTAACATCACTACAGCTAACGTTAAGTTTAGCTAATCTAAAAACTTTACAAAAGTTTTTAATTTTAAAAAGGGCTCTTCGGAGTCCTTTTTTTTAGGTAAATATTTTTATGCTTACTGAAATTAGAAAAACCCCACAAACTATTTTTCAAATGCCAACCGGCGACGACAATGTAAATTGGACAAACTTAGATGCAATAAAAAGACCTGATGGGTTTGCACTTACTGATAAAGAATTATACTATATTTCTGGAGTCACTAATGTAAGTTTTAGAAATTCTGCAGCACAAGTCTGGGCAACAGAATTTAATTTTGAAAATTTAGGTACTATTTTAGGAATAGAAGTTCAACTAGTTACACAACGTCTTTCAAGAATACAAGATAAACTTATATCTTTATGTTATCAAGATCAAATCATAGAGGAAAACAAGTTTAATCTTAAAGCTGAAAATGATCAAACTTACGGATCAAATAACGATCTATGGGGCAGAGTTTGGACAGCCGAAGAAATCCAAGATCCATCGTTTGGTGTAGTAATAGAACTACAACCTCATTTATTTTACCCCCACAGTGAGCTAGGTCTAATAGATTTTATAGCTATTAAAATATACCACGATTCGTAGAAATCTCCGCACGGATAAATACTATGTCTATTATAGAACTCAGCAATGAGACTTATGCGGTAGCCCGCCGCGTAGACTTAGAACGTCAACATAAAGGAGAAAACAAATGGGACGCCCTCTTAACAAAAGACACTTCGGGTCTTTAAGCAACGAAAATCCAGATCAATCAATCAAATGTAACTTCCACGATGGAACTGCTATTAGACAGGATAGAAATATTCTAAAGCAGACAAGTCGTAATAAATTTGCTTGTAAAAACAATACCACAGGTTCTAACTCAGCCGTTACTACAATTGAAGCAGAAATAACTGCTGGTACAGCATTTGTCTGTACTAATGTTGACGTAGCAACTGGTTCATTAACTGCTGGACAAATGAATATTATTGGTGCCGTAGTTGGCGCAGGATCTGTTAGAGTTAAAAGACTAACAGCGCACTATGCATACGACTGGAGTGACAATCGTTATACATGGACTGTTGACGACGATTCAACATCGACACAGTTAACATTAACCGCAGTATAATTAGGAAATAAACATGTCAAAGATAGTTAGAGTAACTGGCGGCGACTACAAAATAGTCGTTGATAATGGTAGTAGTATATTTTTAGATACGTCGGACGGAAATGGGCTTATTACCGTAAACGGCGATCTATTAGTTACCGGATCAACGACTACAGTTCAGTCAACTAATCTAACTGTCACTGACAATGTTATTGAAATTAATGCCGGCGAACAAGGTAACGGAGTTTCTCAAAACGGGAACTCTGCCGGTGTTAATATTCAACGTGGTGCGTACAGCGATGCAAGATTATTGTTTAAAGAAACAGAATCTCATTACGATCCTTCAACTGCTCTAACTACTTTTGGTACATGGGTTTTTGAGGAAGCTGACGGATCTTTATTAGGTATTAAAACTAACAGCATTAAAACAGGAACCAATCAAGATCTAAATCTTATAGGTAACGGTACTGGAGTTATAACAGTTAAAAATACAGTTAACTACGAACAACAAGTTATTAACTATAGTGCAATTCCGTATACAAGTAAAGGCGATGATATAGTTCCAAACATGAAAGCATTAGTAGATTATGTACAATCTTATGTAACTAATACTACTAGTGATAGAATAAAATCAGGAAGCAATCCGTTAATTACATCAGTTCAAGTAACAGATACTGGCGCAGTATCTTTAGCAAATAAAGTTGATTTTCTAGTACACGGAGTACAGAAAGCCTTTATTAACTCAACTGGTCTTAATGTAAACAATTTAAATTTATCTAGCAGTACTGTTACAACTACTACAGGTAATTTAATTATTACAGCAACTACAAATAATATTGATTTTGATGCTTATATGAATTTAGAAAATCAAGCATCTGACCCTGCACTAAGAGCTGGCTACAAAAAGATTTACGCAAAAGCAGGAGAAGGCAACGGCGGCACAGGATTATATTTTATTAACGAAGGCGGAACAACAGATGAATTAATCAGTAAAACAAAATCTTTGTTGTACTCATTAATTTTATAAGGAATTCAAATGGCAATTAAAAACACACTTTTAACTGGAAGTAATCAAAACATAATTCCTACAATTGCAGCAGGTACTAGTATTGCAGTGACTACAGTATTTTTATGTAATAATAGTGGTGCAGGTGTAACCGTAGACTTATATGTTTGCGAGCCATCAGCATCACCTAGTGCAACTAATATAGTATTGAGTGCTGTACCAATTGATCCAAACGATACATTTGTGTTTTCAGCAGAAAGAATGATTTTATCAACCAACAGTTCTATTCAAGCTAGTTGTTCAACACCTAGCGTAGTAGCAGCGACAGTGAGTTATGTGGATATTTAATTATGGCAGGTACACTATTAAGACAAAGTTTAAGTGGTAATTTAATAACTGCTAACAGACTAGTAGTTACGTCTGACGGCAATATTGAGCTAAATCCAACTTCAACAGTAACAGTAAATGGCGGTTTACTAGTTGCAAACACTATTCAAGCATCATCATTAACTTTATCTGGGACAATATCTGCAACTGGCGGACTGATTGGAGACTTAATAGGTTCAGTATTTGCTGACGATTCAACTACAATTATTGACGGACTGACCGGTAATGTATATGCAACCGAATTAAGTTTAGGAACAGATTTAGCAGTGCAATATGGAGGCACTGGCGCTGGAACATTTACAGCGAACGGTATAATATTTGGAAACACTACTGGCGCATTACAAGTTACTGCCGCTAGTAATCCAGGATCAAATGCCACAACAAGTTATGGAATTTTAACCACTGACGGTTCAAACATACCAACATGGACAGACGTCATTGACGGAGGAACAATTTAATGTCAACTCGTATTAGACACAAACGGTCAACAACATCTGGTGTAGCTCCCACAGGCGTGCAACTTGACACTGGAGAATTTGTAATTAATACGGCTGACGGTAAAGTTTTCATTAAAAAAGAAGATACAACTGTTAGTGATATTACAAAACGATCATTCCAAGGCGACACAAAAATAGAAGCTTACGATGATGGTGTTACAACAAGCAATATTAAGGCTACAATTGACGGCGCTGATCAACTTATCATAACCCCAACAGAAGTCCAATCGCACGGCGACATTGTAGTCGAAAATGCCAACAGTATAAAATTAAGTGAACTTACTGCCAATGGCTCCAATTATATAGGCATCAAAGCACCTGACACTCTTATTGCAGATTACACCTTAACATTACCTACAGCAACAGGATCTATTGGACAAGTATTAGGAACTGATGGATCAGGTAATCTTAGTTTTAGAGATGTAGATACATTTGGCGGTAATAGAATTTATGTGTCAGATGCTAAAGGTAACGATTTAAATGACGGAGTTAGTGCTCCGGTTAAAACTGTTAAACGTGCGCTACAACTAGCTTCGGCACTTGTTTACACGTCGGGGGGAGCAGTTAACGGTACTAGAGTAATTGTTTCAGTAGCAGCCGGCGACTATTCTGAAGACAACCCAATTATTGTACCAGACAATGTTGTTGTTAAAGGTGACGGTCTAAGAAGTTGTATTATTAGACCACTGAATGCAAATAAAGATATGTTACGTGTGCGTAACGGTTGTTATTTTGCAGAAATGACATTTAGAGATGCAGTTGATGCCAGCTTTGTT